GGCTAATTTAAACAATAGGAGGCGAGAAAATGAGTGAACCAATTTTGATACTAGGACCAAGCGGAGGCGGCAAGTCTTTTGCCTGCCGCAATATGAACCCCAAAACATCGCTATTTATTAGCGTTGACGGCAAGCGCCCCCCCTTCAGCTTGAAGGAATGGCCGCGCATGACGGCAGAGACGCCTAATGGATCTTTTTATGTGCCACGCAGGGAGAACCCCTATGGCAGCATAAAGGGCGCTATTCAAGCCGCGATCAAGGACGGGAAGAAAGACATTGTGATAGATGACTCCCAATTCTTGCTATCCAATGATTTTTTTGCTAAGGCGCAAGAAAAGGGCTATGAAAAATTCACGCAAATGGGGCAGCAATTTTGGACCTTGATTGAATTTTGCCGTGACCTTCCCGAAGACGTGATTGTGTACTTCCTGCACCATCCAGAATATGACGCAGTGGGAAATATCCAAGTCAAGACCATCGGTAAGATGTTAAGCGAGAAAGGATGCGTTGAGGGCCGGTTCACTGTTTGCCTTTGGATCGACAAAAAAGATGGCGAGCACTCATTAATCTCAAGTCATCCAGATCAAAGCATCATCAAAAGCCCCCCCGATATGTTGCCAGAGAAAATGGATAATGACTTCTCTATTGTTGGCAAGTCCGTCAGAGAATACTGGAGACTATGATTGAAGACCTCCAAAGCCTAAAGGACTGGTTCTTGATGTTCAAGTTGCGACCAGAAATCATGGCCAATACTTACGCAATGGAGGCATGGGAAAAGGCCCTATCCGAACCAACCAAGGCGCGGATATGGGTTTTTTATGTGATGGCAGGCATGGACCTTTTTATTAAGGACCAAATCTGTTGGCACAAGATTTAAAAAGCCCCCTCCGCATGGTGCGGGCGCGTTTTCAGTATCACAAGATGCGGCGCGTTGAGTTCGATTCTCAGGGGGGCACTTTTTTAAAGGAGATATTATGCTAATTCATGGTGATTGTTTAGAAGAAATGGCAAAGCTTGAGGCGGGTTCAATTGACCTCGTTTTAACTGACCCGCCCTATGGCACAACCGCTTGCAAATGGGATTCTGTTATCCCATTTGAACCAATGTGGGAGCAATTGAAACGGATCATCAAGCCCAATGGGGCGATTGTGATTTTTGGCTCCGAGCCTTTTAGCAGTTCTTTAAGGGTGAGCAATATAAAACAATATAGATATGACTGGATATGGAACAAGGTAAAGGCTGGGAATTTTGTCTTGGGAAACAAGATGCCTTTAAAGATCCACGAGGTCATTTCTGTATTTTACTACGCCTTACCAACATATAACCCACAGAAAACAGACGCTATAAAAAAGCGACACGAAGACCCCTTGACTCACTGCAAGCCAAACAAGAGCATAACAGCGAGCACCGCATCTGGAAAGCTTAAATTTTCAAAGAAGTACGATCCCAAAAAGCTATTGCCAACTTCGATCCAAAAATTTAGTAAGGACTACGGCAAAAAGATTGTCCACCCAACCCAAAAACCCGTTGCGCTCATGGAGTACCTAATCAAGACTTACACCAATGAAGGCGAAAAAGTTCTGGACTTCACAATGGGTAGTGGCACAACTGGCGTTGCCTGCAAGAACCTAGGCCGTGACTTCATCGGGATCGAGAAGGACGAAAACTATTTCAATATTGCCAAGGAGAGAATAGGGTGATCCACCACACTCACAAAGAATTTGGCCGATGCGTCCACCTCACAGAGCAAGAGTTCAAAGAATACGAACAGGCGAAACAAACTCTCCAAGCTCTCCGATGTCGCTATGGTGACGGGTGGGACTGCCAGAGCGTTACGAGGATCGAGGACGAACTACGGCACTTGAAGGGCTTCATTGCTGCCAAATGTCTAGGCGGTCTTTACGAGGCATATAAGCTCCGCAATAACATCACTTGACAATCTTGGGTCCCGTATTATACTATTGATCCCATTATTAGGAGACGGGAACAATGAGTAAAACAGCAGAATACAAAGGCTTTCAAATTTACCGCGAAGGTCGCAAATGGTACATCCCCCTTGTAGGCTATGCATCCGAAAAAGCGCCAACGCTTAAAAAGGCTTACGAGAAGATTGACAAATTGACGGAGGTTCAGAGTTGGAACGATGATATCCAAGACACCGAGCCAGTTTCAATCGACTTTGATACCCGCGTAAGACTGGGGTGTGCAGGTGATCCCGAAACCACAATCGAGGCTTGGATGGCCCTGCAGGAGATTGACGACTTGCTTAATATGGTCGATTACATCGACGGTTTGGATTACAACATCCAAGTGATCTAACACCACGCGCCCCTCTCAATTCGAGGGGGGCTTTTTTATTAGGAGACGAGAACATGAAAGAATATTACACCTCACCACTTATAAACGCCAGTACGTTGAAGAAATTCACTGGAGAATTGGACCCCCAAATAGCCAAGCATCAATTGCTTCACCCTGCGCCGCCCTCGGACGCTATGGCGTTGGGATCGTTGGTCCATAGCCTCATCGAGCATGAGGGCGAACTGAATGACGATGAGTTCGCGGTTTCACCTTACCCCAACTTTCGCACTAAAGAAGCGAGGCAATGGAAGCAGGATATGTTAGAAACTGGCAAGCGCCTTGTGGACGCTGCCACTATTAACAAAGCCCAGACGATGAGAAATGCCATTCTTAAGCAAGCGCCTTCATGGATGTTTAAAGGGGACTACGAGGACGAAAAGGCGTACTATGGCGATAAGTTTAAGTGCCTTGTGGACCGCGCTCACTTCACACAAAACGCGGCGATAGATTGGAAGACAAGCTCGGCGGTCAGTTCTGGTCAGTTCATAAGGGACGCGATCAAATATGGGTATTTCTTGCAGGCGGCCTTTTATCTTCATGTCACAGGGTTGAAAGAATTTTGGTTTGTGGCCGTCTCCACCGTAGAGCCCTACCCTGTTTGGACGTTCAAGGTCGGTCCTCAAGCCTTGGCCTATGGCAAACAACAATGGGAGAAGGCCCTTGCAAACTTAGAGTCTTCCGTTGGTTTCCAAGCGGGGAAGTGGGAAGAGCTAGACGCGCCATCATGGTTTAAAGATTCTCCAGAGGAGGTTTTTGAGATATGAAATTAACAGTAAAAGAAGCCGCCCAACTACTAGGCTTAGAGCATGATACACTCTATAAACAAATCAGCAGGGGCACAGGGTACGCCCCTTGTTTCACCAAGGAGAATGATCAATGGAAAGCCAGTCGCTCGGCCCTCATGGCCCGTCAAATCGAGCTAGGTGATATCTCCAGAGGCAAGAATGAGAGAATGGAGTCCATCAAGATTTATCTCACGGGAGAAGACAGGGCAAAGCTTGAGCAAAAGCGCCATGATAAAAGCATAAGCGCCTTTTGCCGTTGGCTTGTTATGCGTGGGATTGACTCTTGACAATCTTGGGTCCCGTATTATACTAAGTGAGTCATTAGGAGACGAGAACAATGAAAAGCCAAAATCTAGGTGATACATCAAAAACAAATTTCGAGTATCTTTTTGAGGACTTTCCCTTGAGCAATCCAACACTCGTGGAAATGCTCCGCAACGGGGAGTACGCCGATATCTTGAGCTACTGCGTCCATGAGGTGGGATGGTACGCCATCCACGCCGCCCGCATGTACGGGATGGGCAAATATGATCGTGATAATTGGCTGACTAGCAAAGGGACCGAAGATCACGATGAGTTCTTGGAAAAGAATAAACGATCCATATACCGTCACCTCGCCGCTTACTACAGCAACGAGAGGACCGACGACGAATCAAAATGCCCCCATCTAGCGATGGTCGGCCTACGTTGCATGATCGCTATTGAGTACAACGGATGAAGCGCGGCGAGCGAGTATACTTCACCTGCAAGACTTGCGGCATCGAGGCGAACCGTCTCAAGCTTAGGCTCAAAGGTGGTCCAACACCAGAGTATTGCTGTAGGGAATGCAAGGTTCAAGGGCAGGCTCATGACTATGTGAATGATCCCATGGCGCGGGTCATGCATAAGCGCTTTTATGATCTAGTCGGCTTTGACTATCGCAAAAAGAACTTCGGACGGCACTTAGTCAACCAGACCAGAACAACATACGACACGAAAATCAGAACATGCTTAAGGTGTCGGGTAGAATTTGAAAGCATCGGAAATCGCATGTGTTCGCCATGCCAGAGGGTAGCTGCGAACGCATAGACAAAACGCCTCTGACGACACCAGAGGGCTTTTCACTTCGGGCATTAATATTGGATAGCCTTGTGTTGAGCGTACGGCAGGTCACGGGTCGGACCTTGTGTTGAACGGCCCACTTTTTAAGAGACTTTATTTTGGAGAAAGTTATGCATAAAGCAGATTTTGGTTGGGCTTTGATTCAACTCAAGATGGGTGAAAAAGTAGCTCGCAAGGGCTGGAACGGTAAAGGGATGTTTTTGTTTTTGGTTGGTGGCTCAACCTTCAAAGTCAATAGACCACCTCTCTTGGGTATCTATGAGGAGGGTACGGAAATTAACTATCATGCTCATATAGACATGAAAACGGCAGATGGTCAAATCGTACCATGGCTCGCAAGTCAGACAGATGTGCTCGCGGAGGATTGGGAGCTAGTCTAATTTTATCGGGTCGGCCTAGTGTCGGCCCCACTTATAACATGGAGATGAGATAATGAGCGAAATAACTCAAGACCACATCGGCAAGATGATCGAGGTTCGAGAATACGAAGAATGCTCGTGGAGTAGGCGAGAGTATGTGGGTAAGGATGGGGACGGGCGTTTCCTCTGTAGACTCCCCAAACGCTCAGAGGCCATCGTTCCTTGGGATCAAGCCCGCCCAATCGTAGAAAAGAAACGCACCCCCATGGACCCGACAACCTGCCCTGACTTCCCATGGGCGATTCGTCACCCAGATTGGAAGGAGGGGGCGTATCAAGCAGTTATACTTGTTCATATGTCGGGAATCGGGACCGAAAAAGACAGCTTCAGTTGGGAAGAACTGATGAAATATGAATGGCTCGACCATGCCACGGGCAAGCCTTTGTATGTGGAGATGAACAAATGAACACACTAATGTACTCTAAGAAATTCAGTCACAGTCAGCTCCAGATGATGCATGAGTTTAATGGCTCCACACATGATCTAGGCATCGAGCTTACAAGGAGAGGGCTAGATGATATGGACAACGCGAGGCTGCCTTACCAAAATGCAACCATAGATGGCGATGATATCACCGTCACTCTGAGTAGCGAGTCTTTGGAGATGAGATAATGAACCACGATATCATCAACTTACATCCAGAGTTCAAAGAGGATAGCGAGACTCGTGTCTGTACGGAACACTGGGAACAAAAAGTTCTCGTCACTCACAAGAATGGCGAGCCTTGCCCTTTGTGTAGAGCCGAGGCTAGGGTGAAAGAGCTTAAATTGGAGTGGCACAGACAAATCATCGACCGTCAGAACTGGGAGATGAGAGCGCATAAGGCTGAAGCATCTCTCGAAGAGGAAACGCAGGCAAAGCTTCGCGTGATGGCACAGTTGGCAGATGTTTTAACGGAGAAAAAGAACGATGAGTGAAGATTGGATAAAGACGGCAGGATTGGATCAGCGACTCGTTGAGCGTTGTTTGAACGCAGAGGCGAGGGTCGAGGAGCTAGAGGCAACAGTAACAAACGTCATTCGTTGGCTTAATGGCGGTTGTAGCGTAGAGCCTGCGATTGAAGAACTAAATCTTGTAATGGAGCAATCGAACGATGAGTGAATGCAAACATAAATACGTATTTTATGAATACTCAACACCCCTTTCAAGACCTTCTATCTACTGTGAGAAGTGCGAAGGTGACGACTTGACGAATGAACAAATTGTCGAGAAGTTGAATGCTTATGAACTGATTAAAGCTGATTCACCATTCGACATGATTAACATGAAAGAACGCGCAGAAAAAGCCGAGGCTAGGGTGAAGGAGCTAGAAGCAACAGTAACAAACGTCATTCGTTGGCTTAATGGCGGTTGTAGCGTAGAGCCTGCGATTGAAGAACTAAATCTTGTAATGGAGCAATCGAACGATGAGTGAAGAACTAAAACCATGTCCATTCTGTGGGGGGCAGCCTACTTGGTGGAAAACAAAGAAGCAATACTGCCAACTCCACGGTGAGCCTTATCAGCATGACGTACTAGGATGCAGAAAGCCCAGATGTAGAGTGCAACCTGTTATCTGTGAAACCATTAGAGAACATGCCATAGATATATGGAATTTCAGACCAGATGAGTTTAGCTACCCTCCCCACGCAGTAACTATGGGGCAACCTTGGAACCCAGACCATGAGGCTAAATAACGATGAGGCGGCATGACGAATCACGAAAAAGTTCTTAAAGAAATCCTCGACAACCTTTTTTCATGGAGCGACCTATGGGAGCTAAAACATACGAAACGATAAGGGCCGAAAATATGATATTAACACGCGCTCTTCAAGACTCCGCCCGCGCTTTAGAATGCGCCCTGTCTTGTGACCTCCTGCCAGACTCGGAGCATGAACGAGTGAGACGCGCCTTAAAATCTGCTCAACATGTGTTGCAATTATGATCGAAGAATGGGACAATTTCTATGCGATGATTCGCCCCGCCGCAAAGGTGAAGCGTGTCGAGTGCTTAAAATGTAAGCGGGTCTTTAAGGGCACAGCGGGGAATAGGCTTTGCTCGGCCTGCAAAAAACCGCATATAAGGAAAAACTATTATGTTTCTCCTTAGCCTTTACTACGCCCTGTCTGCCATGATGCTTTTGACGGCGCTTGCTTTTGCTGAGGAGTATTAGCGTTTGCCTTGAATGAGGCTTTTGATCTCTTCTAGCGCCGTCTTAACGTGAAGCGCGTCATTCTTGATAATGGCCATATCTAGCTCAATCGGGGCAACTCGTCTATCCAGTTGGGAGTTGATAACGAAAAAAAGAATGCCAGAAAAGAAACCACAAATGCCGATAATAGCGAGGATGATCGCAGACCATTTTTGAACATTCATATTATCATCATCCTTGTCATGCTTTGCAAGAGCCTCTTGGCCCCCCTTTCTTGCGGCTTGTTCTAATAAAGTATTAATTTGTTCGTGGTTCATATTAGGCTCATTAATCTTTTTGTTTCAATCGGTTTTGTTAAACATTGCACCACATTTAAGCCGTTCTCAATGAGCCGATCCCGATGCGTCTCCATGTCATCCGCTGAAATTAATATGATAGGAGTGCTCCCTATAGCCTCTTTCTCCTCGATCAGCATATCAGAGGCGAAACCATGAGGCATCCTTAAATCACTAAGAATGATAGTATATTTTTTGCGCTGTATCATCATCCGCGCCTGCTCGATGGTCGTCGCACCATGCACGCGCAGATAAAGCCTCCTCCGCGCCACTTTGCAGAATAGCGCGTTCGTGTCTAAACTATCCTCGATGACCAGACAACTTTTCATCGTTTCGCAGCACTTGAACCAAAAAGGAAGAATATAATCGAGATTATCGAATCTTCAACGTAGCGGGGAATCACAAAACCCTCGGCCTCCACCACTTTTTCACCGCCCCCAATGGATAACCCCAAGAACTTGAAAACAGGGTCAACGCTCACAATCTGCGAGACTTTTAGCCCTTGTGATGCGGCATAGATAAGGCCGCCAAAACCAACGGCGAGGATAATAACAAGGGCAAAACCTCGCATCCATCCAGAGCCTCTTGATTGCGCTTGATTCGCTGAATCATTGCCGCCCTTTAGAGCCTGTAGAGCCTGCATCATGGTAGTGTGGGTGTCCATCTGCGCTTGGCGCTTGAACTGTACGAGCGCACCGATGCCTCCCGAAATGATGCCGATTGCTAATTGTGGGTCGATCATTAGAAGATGCACCATAACAGAGCCCCACCGCTTTCGGGGGAACCCGCGGCGAGTTTATACTGAAGATTGCCGCTGTCCCTCCTAAAATTAATATATGCGTCGCCGCCTATATTGTTTTCAAGAATCAAAACGGTCGTGTCTGACGTGGCATCAGAAGAGACATTGTAAGTGGTTGTCCCGTTGTAACCGCTTGTAACAAAAGTTTCATCACTTAAGTCCATAAAAGCCTCGCTGTCCGAACTTCCGGAATGGTAGCGTAATGACAGAATTCCACTCGTTGCAGTTGTTAAAGTTGTCCAAGAGACAGATGTAAAAGTAGTCGCTAGCCCTTTCGAGCCATCAATCCCACTAACCAAAGTGTCCACCTCAACCCACGCAACACCCCCAGAACCGTCTGGAGCTAAAACCTTGGTCGTGCTTGTCTGCGTGGTCTGCCTTGTCCCTGCGTCGATCCAATAGCTATTATCACGCATCCGCGTCATCAGCGTTTCAGTGATGGGGGATTCAGCGTCAACTTCTGTGTCATCAATAGCACTAAAACTTCCTACTGTTGTAGCCATTAGACTAACTCCCTTTGAACTGGGCAAGCTTTCCTTGCTTCAATTAATCGAGTGATCATTTCACCCGTGACATCTGGACAGATTTTAACAACTCCGTCCTTTCTTCCATTGTAGTAAGCTTGCACTTCAATTGCCGCCTCAATGACGGGCCAATAAGTGTCTAGGATATTTTCTTTAGATAATTCCATAAGCCTCATCATTTACAGGAAAACCCGCCTCGCCATCACCGCGATCATTATAACATATAAACCCGTAGCGGGCCTTGTTGGCTTCGGTCTCTGCTGAATATTCGCCCATCGTGTTTGGTGTTATCAAGCCAAAGCGTAAAGCCTCGCCGCCATAAATCGAACCGGTGCTTTGTAGAGTATATTTGTATTTCACATCGCCCATGGCAAAGGCTTCGTTAGCTTGCAGGACTCGGTAAGTTCTCCGAGGCGTTGAACCTGTGAAATCTTGAATCAATCGCGTGGACATTGTTAAAATATCGCCCGTCCAAGTCTCGTAATCTTTTGGATCAAGCGCAATCGTTACGATGTTTTTAGTGTCTTTGTAATAGTTCAAAAGCCGGTTGGTGATCTCAGTCGCGACACTCTTTTTCGTAAGTGGCAGCCAACGGGAGAATATCTTTTTGACTTTCTTCTGGTTGTACTCGTTCGCCGCTTCCTTGTCCACATCAGCCGAAACATAGACCGAGGAAAAGCTTTTTAGTTCATCTAATTCTAAAACGGGGTTTCGGTGTCCGAAAGCAAGCCACGCTTGAGAGATCCGCGCTTTGTCGTCTCGATTTACGGAAACGCTATCGCTTAAAATGTGGTCTGTGTCATCTAATGGGCCAACTACATCAAGCCTCCTAATAATAGAATCCATTTTAACCTCGCCATCGCGCTCATCGTACCACAGCAAAATGGAGTGTTTAGTGATCTCCTCTAAAAGATCCTTTACCCCTACAGGCTCAGTTATCAATGCGCTGAAATCATATTCTTGCAAGCCGAATGAAATAACATCGTCCCAGTCAGTCGTTGGCAGATAAGACGCAGCTATTCCCGCTCCAGTATTCAGCAAATAATAAATAATGTCGTCGACGGGTTCGGCGTTGAAATAGTGGCATTGTTGAACCGTTGCTTCTGCACTGTGTTCCTCGGCGCTCATCGTCCCCTCATAAGACGCGGGCATGGACGCGCGGTTGACTGTCAGTGTGTAGCTCGGACCGGATCCCGTCATGTTCGTTATCAGCATCGTTTCATCATCAATGCGAACATAGGCTTGCCCCGCATCATAGGCCCCCTTTACATCGTCATCTGGATCCGTAATATCCACGCTTGTAGCTGCCGATGTTATGTCGCTTGTTAGCGATGCCCTTGACTGTGTAGGCACTTGAGCCTTCGCGTTATCGGCTTGCCTTAGGATATCTTTGCAAGATATTTGAACGCTCCCTTTTTCGTCTGGTCCTTTTATGGTGTCAATGAAATAGGTTCTAGTCGTGAAGTTCGCCGCGTCATAAGTCCCGTCATCCTCTAAATATCCCGTCTTCACCCTAACTACATTATCAGTATAGAACGGCCACCGCGTAACCATCTTTGACCAAAACGAACCGCGATCCATAGGGTCAAATGTGCGGTCACTTAAATAGGGATCAATCCCAACATCAGTGAATGGGTGATCTGTTAGCGTTATGCTGCAAGTCGCACGAATGCCAAGACCTTCAGCGGGAGTTAATACGGTAGGTGATAAGTTTAGCCCCGTTAGCGTTGGGAAGGTGGGCGCTTCTGTATCGCCTTGCAAATCGTCAATTCTTATGTTTGAAAAACGTAGTGTTTTTGTTGTGGCCGCGAAGTTGGCGCGGTCACGGCATGTACTGTATGAATTATAGCATTTGTTGTCACCCGTTGCGGTGCTCGCGCAAGCTCCGACACCATGAACTAAACTGCATGCCCTAAAGTCGATCTCAACAATTGCAACAGGTTCACGATTGAACTTAACGGCCTCATCAGCGTAAGCCATTAAAGCGCCTCATTATCTGCAACTAGAAATTTTATAGGCATCTCAAACGATAGGTATCCATTAGCCGAATGTTTGGCGGGGTTTATCTGTGTCGCAGATGCAAACCCGACATCATTGGGATGTCCCGTTGGATCCCATTGCCAAATGAAAGGATAACGCGCGGCATGGCGCACAAAAGAATCCAGAGTGTTTCTGCACCATGAGTCTGTTAGGTGGTCCCAGACAATTTTCCCCGTCTTCTCTGATCGTTTAATAGAACGCCCTAACATGCTCCCGTTTTGAGATATATTGTTAGTAACCTTAACCCCTTGAACGAAATCCGGAGCGGTAACGGTAGCCCATGCGCCTTGCTCGGCCTCCATGACTTCACCCACAATGAGTTGCCTAATGTCTATCGTCGTCGCTGCCGTTATCACAAAGCGAATGCGCCGCCCCGATGATACGGTAACGCCTGTGAATTCTGTTATATCCAGAGTCCCGCTAGGGGTAGAGAATGTTGCAAGGCTTGTGAAAGTAGAGGGGGCACTTTCATACTGCAATTCAATAGAGTTGGACCCCGCCGCCGTAGCACAATAAAGCGCTACGCTATCTATATCGGTATCTGCCCCAACGGTGAAATCTAAATTCCCTGCATCGGCTTCAAAGAACGTCCAGTCTAACCAGTCGATAGATGAGGCGGGAGGCTTGCCCGTTGCTGTGGTCCCGCTCCATGTGGGAGTTAAGCCCTTGATGACGTTATTATAAAGAATTTTTGCCTTTATCATATCACAGTCACCGAACGTAATTTAAACCCGTCTTCAGATAATTCATTCAGCTCAGACCCAAGAGTACGGATTTGGTCTTTTGAAACGCTTGTGCCTTGAATGTTGAATGTCGCGTCGAGCACATTAGCAGGCTCTCCACCTTGCCCGCCTGCATCCGCTGCGCTTGCTCCTCCGCTTGCCGCCGCTGCGCCTCCGCCTGCACCTGCGCCGCCGCGCCCCATGCTAGTCGATGCGATACGCTGAACATTAGCTATGCCCGCCGCTACCGCTACCGCTGCAAAGGCCGCGCCAACGGGAGGCCCACCTATTTTTGAGCCCGCCGCAAAACTAGAGTTCGCTGACTGGTAAGTGTCTATCGTCGCCTGCGCTATCGCCGCCGCTTTGCCTATTTCAAACATCTTACGCGATTCGCTACCCATTAGACTAGTCATTTGACCTAAAACATGCTGAGTAACTTTGAGCCTCCCTTTTAGTCCGTGGTCCCATAGTTTTTTCATGCGGTCTGCGTGTTTAGCCTCTGCGCCGAATTCGCGGTCAAGCCATGCTTGATGCTCCGCTAGTTCAAGGGCCGCCGCTTCCGCCGCGATCTCTCCCTTCTCTAGCTCAAATTCAAACATACGGTTAAGCTCGGCTTTTCTGTACTCCTCCATTGCCTCCTTTTTAGCGTCTTCTTTCTCTAGCGCCTTGGCTAAAGCGTCACCCGCTGCGCCTTGGTTTGGAGTCCCTAACATGCTTTCGAAAAGCTCGTTAGTGCTTAGAGATTTGATCTCAGTTGTCATGCCCTCTAGGTCTAGCTTGCCCTGCTTTAGCTTCTCGCCGAATGGATCAAGCGCCTTGGCAGTGCCTTCAAAGACTTGGCGAGACTGCTCTAACGCCTCATTCATGCTATTAGCGGAATCGGTATATTCCGTGGTGTGATCCGCTAGACTGGACATCGTTATGCCCGCCGAGGAAGCAATCACTTTCTGTTCTTCAAATGCTTTTGCGGATGCTTCGGCGGCAACTCTAGTCTCTTTCAATGCCTTCATTAGCTTAGTCGACTGAGAGATAACATCCGCTAACCCATCCACTGAGTCAGCGATCAGTTCCGCTAGGTCACTCATAACCGGCGCGGCTTGCTCTGCCACTGCCTTAGATAATTGACCAAAGGCAATACTTACCTTCCGAACGCTTGCGTTGTAGTCGCTCATTTCGTCAATCTGTTCTTGACTGAAAGAGCGCCCCATTCTTTCGGCCTCATCAGCTAGGCGCTTGATCTCCTTTCCGCCCTTCTGCATAAGTGGCCCCATCTGGAACATCGCATCATTGATCTCATCAAGACCAAAACGGGCAAGGCTACCACCGGCCTTTTTAATAGCATCGGCAAAGACATAAAATTGTTGTGTTGGGTCAAGGTCTTTTAGCTCCCGATAGTTGAGCCCCAATTGCCTCAACATATCTTGATAGCCCTTTGCCCCTGTGTTAGCATCGGCAATTTTGACGTTTAAGTCTTTGATGCCATCGGCTAGCGTTTCGGTATCTATGCCGAAGTTCTTAGCAACCGCCGACAATTTAGAAAGGTCTTTTGTGCTTATGCCCAAGCGCCTAGAAAGAAGCTTAAGCTCTTTGACCTCTTCGCCTACTGCGTGAGTCGTTAAAGCTATGGCAGCCGCCGCCGCCGTTGCCGCCGCTGCGAGCTTACCATAACCTATTTTGATCGTGCTTAGTGATCTATCAAATTCAAGAAATTTCTTTGCCGCGTTACCCGTTTCGTTGCCGGTCTTCTTTAGGTCTTTTCGGAGATTTGCTAGATCCTTTTTGACATCCGCAAAGTCTGAACTAATCTGTAAAACAATTGGGTCTACATCAGCCATTTAGAATTTGCCTTGTTTGATGGTTCCCAATTATTCTATCCTGTGATTCTTTATCGTAAATGATTTCAGTCGGCTTGCGTTTGTGAACGGTCGCTATTTCATTATACTCGATCATGGTCATGTTCCACGCATCACGAGGCGACATTTTCAGTTCAGCGATGAGATAGGCAGGGAACCACCTAAAATTTATTCGGAACTTTTTTTTTGCTCGCCCTCTTCTTTCTTCTTATCGTCGCCACTTGGCAGCGAATGAGCAAAGAATTCAGAGGCATAAGCCGCGCATTTTAGAAACCCATGCTCTTGGACCATCTGCCCAACGGTTGCCCATATCAAGGGCTTGTCCCCATTGAATCCACGCTCGCCATTGATACCCGCCCATATCGCTGTGGCAATGGTGGAGAATTTCATTTTCCCCTCTGCTAATGCGCCCCATGCTTCAGCGATACTTAGACCGGATTTATCCTCGAAGGCATCAATCGCCGCGAAGGTGGTCCTGCATTTATAGGACTCGCCGTTTAATTCAATATCAAAGGTATGTTTCATTTTCGACACTCCACGACACTCTAATGAAATATGATGCCCGCCTAGGTGTAGAGTGTCGAAGCTTTCACACTAGGACGGGCAAGGGATGATTAAGCGAAAGTTATTTCACCGTCACTTTCAAGAGTCAAAGAAAATTGTTGAGCATCGTTATTTGAGCCGGTGTATTCGAAGCTTGAAATATGCCAGTTACCCGTGGCCGTCTTGCTGTTACCGTAGGCTAATTGACAATCAACGAGTGTATCAGCTTGAACCGCTGCTTCAAGTACAGCAAATTGAGCATTGTCGGACACAAAGCCACTCATTGAAACTGAAACTGATCTTTTCCCGAAAGGCTTAGACTCGCCCCATCGTGATGAATCTTTATCAGTCGTATCGACTGTTTCATTGTTGATGGTCATCGTGTGCTCTGAGGCCCCGCCTACAAGTTGATAACCCGTGTTTTCTACTGAGAGGGTTAAATCCTCGCCTGCATACTTAGCCATGTTTATTCTCCTAGCTCAAAAGTGTAAGTTATTGTACCTTGCCGCGTTCTATTGTCACTATCTGTAGAAACGTCGATAGACTCAAAACGAAGTAAGAAATTATCAGCTCCCGTCACTGTTAGGGTGCTAGATAATGCCGAACGGATGAGACTATGTATTTGGTACACTTCCAAGTCTCCCCGATAATCACTGAAAACATCCAAGACAATAGATCCCCTGTATGCCTCGGCGCTCTTATCCTCACCGTCTGCAACGTCATCAAGCCTCCAGTCTATATGGGGAAAGGTAGCATCGTCCTTGATGTGGTTGCCTATACGCTCGGAGGCTACAACGGCGGTCAAGCTAGCATCTCCGATGAGGCGAGCGTGAATAGCTTTTATAAATTCATCTAACACGATTCAAAGCCTTGATGAGATCGCGTCTAAACTTTGGCCTTAGTGCCTTGACCAAGGGGCGAACAAATGGGCGGGGTGCTATTCGCTTATCTCTAGTCCCAAACTCTAGCGCCTTTGCATACTTGGCGCTCACCACCACAAAGACTGAGCCTTGAGTTCTCCGCCGCGATAAGGAAACACTACGCTTGAGCCATCCTGTGTCGGGATTCGGGGAACGGTTCGGCCTTGATGACCAATGAACCGTCCCGCGCCTTTGATATTTGCGGTATCGTGAGTTGCCACGACTTAAAGCATTTTGCAGCTTGTCGCTGAACTCCATGCCCGCAACTTTGATCGCTCTTGATACCGCGCGTGACTGCTTGGCCGCTACTTTATCAATAGAGGCTAGAGTCTGCGCGAGATCAAATTTTAGTTTCACTTCTTAACGGGTTCAGTTCCCTTGGGTACGGGGTTCTTCCCTGCTTTTAGTTTAGTTACCGCCATTGTGTATACACTCCATGAATCTCTAGGTTTTTGGTGTTATCGGTTCTAATGCGCCAAATGATCGACGTTGCGCCGACAGGTTGCCCCGATATATCAACGTCTTCAGTCGCCAAGATCTCAACATTTCCGGAGAATGTAGCCTCGGCCTCTAGTGTTGCTGCTGTCCATGTTGTGCCACCGTCTCTTGAGTATTCCAATATCAAGTCAGTGTTCAAAGTCACGGCGTCAATGGGATCATAAAGAACGACACCACGGGCCGCCGTTGGCGTTGCCGTAGTTGTGAACTCTATAGACGGGAGAGTCATGTTTGTAGTCCCTAGGTTATATGCCGCCGTTGGCGGTGTGAAATTCGCAGTCCAAGCGGCAGTCCCTTTGACGATTCTTACCTCATCCATCCAACCATCATATTCAACTGAGGCAACATCAGATGCATTTAATTGAGCGCCCAGTGAGAAGGTTCTATTGGTGGTATTATTATCGGCTGAGGTTGTTCCAGAGGCATCTGAAACGCCGTCAATATATAGGTCAACATCCGTACCACTACGAACAACCGCTATATGATACCAAGTCCCAACGGACAAGGTAGCTGTAGAAAGTAGGCCGAATGTGCCACCGTCCAATAGATAAAAGCGTATATTGCCCCCCTCAAGTCGTATGAGCCACCCTTCATCGATCCCCGTTGGTGTTGTCCCTATGATGTTCTGATTTCCCGAAACAGAATTTGGACGAAGCCACATATCTATCGTGAAATCACCAGTACCAAAAGCGAAGTCAGCATTGGCAGGAATAGATAAATAGTCTCCTGTCCCATCAAACAACATAGAGGACGCGCCAAACTGAGCTTGAGCTGTATCATGCTGCGCGTCACCGTTTGCGGTGACTGTCTTACTCCCTGCCTCATCTGTGAATGTCGTGCTTCCGTCTGTTGTGTCGGATTGAATTAAAAGCGTAGCACTAGAGGCGGGTGTTGGCCCATAAAAATCACCGGCGGCATTGTAGGTTGCATTAGTTGCAGAACCGGTGTTTACGCCTGTCTCATCAGTGAAAACATCGGCTACACCGTCGACCATGTTGAAATAGGCCCACCCGCCATTGACGGCATCGCGCAAAGAGTTGAGGCCAATATTTTTTTCTAGTCTGGATATATCCTCGCTAGAAACCCCACCGCCGCCGCCGCTCAATCCACTGTCGGGGCTATTGAGGAAAGTGACAAGATCGCTAAAACGGACGTTCCTTTCACCCGCGCTAGAATCAGTATTCCATCCACGAAAAAAGCGTAATTTATCAGAGGAGCGAATTGAATCGCCCGAATCAAGTCCGTTGCCTGCCATTTATGTTCTCCCTGTTTCGATGTATATTCTAAGGTATTCGCTACGTCTGTCCACGTTCTCAAGTCGTGTTATCTTATAATATTCATTATCGAGCTTGATGCGGTCAGTCGGCAAGATGTCGGCGTTGTAATGCGTGGTGAGAATCCACCCTTCAGTGTGCTCAAGTCTTCCGGCAATAATACTTTCGCCACCACCAGAAGCATCAATAATACACCATAGACCAACACGAAAAGCGAAAGCGTCCGTGTAACCTCCCGCGCCATCTGTGACCTCGGAGACATACTCCGCCTCCGCGTATTCGTTAAAGTCACTAGGACAAAACTGAGCCAAGGCGGAACCTCTCCAACATTGCCGAAGCGCCACAGGACTCAACGCATTTGCCATCAGTGCAAGCGCCACGGTTCCCCCATAGATAACCGGCTAGCATAATGATAGCGCGTCGAATATCAGCGGGGACATCGGAGGCGTTGTCGCCATAGCCCGCAATATAAACCACTTTCCAAGAATCTTTGGCTCTTAGAGCTGAAGGCGCCACGGCCTCGGAGTTGAAGACGATCCTATTCGCTAAGTCTTCATCGTAATTATCTAAATAATAATTTGTTGAGGCATAAACTGTCTCAGCGTTGTCTTGGTCGATCGTCTCAACGCTTGTCACGGATTGAACCGGCCCCCAATCAAACTGAATGTTTGTAAGTGGACCTGTTAAAATATTAGAGTGCCCAACTTTGTACCCTTCCCACCATAGCTCATCATGAGCGCCAAAAGGCATCCCATAGCCTGTGAGTGTTTGGGTGATAAGCTTGCGACCAGTGAACCTCTCAACCATCACCCTAGCATCGGTGATGTATTGTGTCAGTAAAGCGTCTTCAGCGGTGTTAGTTATCCGTAGGCTTGACTTTAGTTCGTCGAGGCTTACGGGTTCCACGCTTGGCGCTAGTGTTACTTTTGACTTCAATGGGTTCGATCTCTGGTTTAGTTTCGCGATCTGCTATTGGTGATACTTCACCTCTTTCGATCATACCAC